ATCACGGATTCTGGTGGAGCGTCTGGAACAATCGTAAGTGTTGATATTGGTAAAGGTACAGCTTCTATTGGAACAAAAGCAGAAACCACTCCTTCTTATGGTGTGGATATTGATAGTTTAATCGGAGAAGATTTAAATAGAATACAAGACTCTGTATACTACCAACAATTTTCTTATGAGATTGAAGCTGCTTCTAGTCAAGCAGATTATTTAACAGAGTTAAAGAAAGCAGTACACCCAGCTGGGTTTAATGTGTTTGGTAAAGTTAGTATTGCATCTCTAGTTTCTGCTGCAATACCAAATGCTGGTTCCGGCCTTGGTGGTGGATTTACAAGTAACTTCTCACCAATTCTAGCCTCTACATTTACTATTATCTTTAGTGAAGAAGTTTCTAGAACTACCAATCCTAATGTTCTACAATACGGCGTTAATAATTTTGACGATGAGATTTTATTAGAAACTGATCATTCTGAAACTGGTGACTTATTACTTGATGGTATAGATTCTTCAAGCACTAACGCTGGCGATAAATTTATTAGTGAAACTCTAACAAATCTTTTTGTAGATTTTGAAAACATACAGTTAGAGGATGAAACTGATGTAGGTACTGGCGGACCCCATTTCTTAATAACTGCTGATGGAGATAGGATAATCTCAGAATCAACAGTATCACTTTCTTTCAATATGTTGTTGGAACCAGAGAGTACAATAGATGGTGGAGTATTCCTGCCAGGATTTAGTGGCACTGATTCAAATATATTACTTGACGGTACGGACTCTTCTGGAACTAATGCTGGAAGTAAATTTGAATTTGAAATTGGTGACAACAATTCTTCTTTCTTTACTTTTAAAACAGAAAGTTCTGATGATAAAGATAATCTTTTAAATGAAGATAGTGGAAGACAATATCTAGAAACAGCTGGAAAGGGTGGTCTTTCAGCAAACAAAGATGTTAGTGTAATATCTAGAGTTTCACGTAAAGTAAGTTTACCTAGTAAAAATATAAATTCTTTACCTACTGGATTAGTAACTATGGGTCAGTCACCGTTTGGTTATGATCCTTCTGCAATTGATTTAGAAATTGGAAATGTGGGTGGTGCTAGTTCTGGAAAGTTAGTTCTTGTTGGTTTTGAACAAGTCAACGTAGCTGGTGGTGTTGATAGAGTAGTAGGTGCAAATGAAAATTTAATCTTTGAAGATGCGATAGATCAAAATAATGGCAGTGGATTTGCCTTTGATGACTTTGGTAGTTATGACTTTTCTCATACAATGGTATTGAATGGAACAGATGGTTCTAGTTCTAATGCTGGAGACAACATTACTCTGGAGAGTGGTGTTCTTGATTTACATGGTAATTATAGTGGCGGTTCAATTCTTGGAGAAGTAACATTTAATCACAGCTTCATGTCGATAGAAGATATCATTCGTCCTGCTAGATTTTTAGCTGATATAGACGGTGGTAATCTTGTTAACATTGTTATGGAGCAAGATGAGATAGGTTCATTTAAACAAGAGGATGGAACTACTGTATCATCAACGCATGGAGACTCTTTCTTACTAGAGGATGAAACTGGTGTTGGATATAACAACAAACTTATTTTAGAAAAACAATATCTAATACCAGAGGATGAAGTTAGAACAACGACTGATCATGGTTTTGATCTTAAAGGTATTATTCCAGAGGAAAACTTTACTAACTCTGACATAGAACCATACACATATAGTAGTGATATAGTGACAAGACCAATAGATGCTTTAGTCTTAGAAGATTTGGGAAAAGAAGCCACAAACATTCAACTAGAGAGTGGAACAGAGGGTGGTATATTTGGTAATTTAGTATATGATGCAACAGGGTTAGATGCTGACAATAATATTATTAATGAAAATAGTACGATAGGAATAGACGGATATAATTTGGGAACATTCCAAGGTGGTGCTAATTTCTTATTGAATAGATTTGCATCAAGTGGTCATACTGGAGTTGGAGAACAAATAATTTTAGAAACTGCAACATTCTTTAACATTTTAAGTGATCCAATAACAGGGGCTAAGTTGTCTGTACCGCAAACATTTGAATTCTCATTCGATTCTACACTGAGTAAGTTTGATAGCTCAGGAAAAACATTTGATAGTACTCTTTAGTGTTATAAATAATAAAAAGGAATAAATATGGCATTTCAATCAATAGAAATAGGCGCGGCGGCCAACGATGGCACTGGTGACACCCTTAGAGCGGGTGGTGATAAGACTAATGATAACTTTCTTGAGATATACACTCTCTTAGGTACAGGTACAGCGTTAACGAGTGGTATTAGTGCTACATCTTCTGTAGTTTCACTTGCTAGTCCAACTATAACTGGAGTTACATCTTTTGCTGATGGCTCTGCTGGAGCTCCATCAATTACAAATAGTGGTGATACCAATACTGGTATCTTTTTTTCTGCCGCAGATCAGGTTGCGATATCAACTGGTGGAACTGCTAGACTAACAGTTAGTTCAACAGTTGCAACATTTGCTGGTAACATTATAGTTCCTGATGATGGTGATGTAGGTTCTGCAAGTGCGACAGATGCTATACAGATTTCATCTGCTGGTATTGTTACATTCAAAGATGACATCCTTATCAAAGACGGTGGAACTATTGGAGTTGCATCAGCAACTACTGCTATGACTATTTCATCTGCTGGTATAGTTACTTTTGTAGATGACATACTTATTAAAGATGCTGGAACTATCGGTAATGCTACTACCGCAGCTGCTATTACTATTGAAGCGGACGGAGATATAGTATTATCTGATGATTTGTATATAAGCGGTGGTCTTATTGATCTTAAAAATGAAGGCTCTGTATCACAACTTAAATTTTATTGTGAAAGTTCAAACGCACACGCACAAACATTACAGTCTGCACCACACGCTTTAGCTAGTAGTGCAGTATGTGTATTACCAACTCTGTCTGGTACTTTAGTTGGTTCTGGAGATAGTGGAACAGTTACAGGAACTATGTTAGCAGCTATTACAGCTGTAAATAAAATTGGTCTTGCAGCAATAGATATTGATGGTGGAACAGATGTTGGTGCTGACTTAACAGCTGCAGATTTAATAATTGTTGATGATGGCGCTGGTGGAACAAACAGAAAAGCTGCATTATCAAGAGTAGTTACATTAACTAGTGGCGAGGCAACAGCACTAGCAATTGCACTAGGATAAATATTATAAATAGTTGAGAAATTACACTAGGATAAGTGTTATAAATAGTTGAGAAATTGGAGATTAGGATAAAATGGCAAATACATTTAAGGTATTCACAATAGCAGATGTGGCAATCGACAGTGGAACTTTTAGTACTTTATATACTTGTGCTGGTTCAACAACAACTGTTGTTTTAGGAATGAACGTCTGTAATAAGATTGCAGCTGAAAGGGACGTTACAGTAAAACTTACGAGTGATACTGGTAATAGAACTGGTGCTAACAATGCAGCAAATGAATCGGTTTCGTTACTTAATGAAGTACCAATTCCTGCTGATTCAACTTTGGAAGTATTTGCTGGACAAAAGATAGTTCTAGAAGCAACAGATGTTATAACAATTGGTGCTAGTGTTGCTAGTTCATTAGATGTTACATTGAGCGTAATGGAGATAACCTAATGCCATATCTAGGTAATGATCCCGGCGCAATTACAGATGCCTTTACTCAAAGTTTTACTGGTGATGCGTCAGACACAGCCTTTACTTTATCACAAGCATCAACCACTAATTCTGTTTTTGTCAGAATATCTGGTGTGATGCAACGTAATGGAACTGATTTTAATGTTGATGGAGTAACTCTAACATTTACAACAGCGCCTCCAGCTGGAACAAACAATATTGTAGTACAATATTTTACGGTAGGTTCAGTTCAAGAAATTGCTACTGATGCAGTAACCGGCGCAAAGATTGCTGATGATGCTATCGACTCAGAACATTATACAGATGGTAGTATTGATACCGCTCATATAGCTGATAACCAAATTACTTTAGCTAAACTTGCTGGTGGAACCGATGGAAATATAATTAGTTTTGATGCTTCAGGCGATCCTGTAGCAATTGCCACTGGAAGTGATGGACAAGTATTAACCTCTACTGGTGCTGGATCACCACCAGCATTTGAAGCTCTATCAGCAGGGTTTACACAAGGCACTGAAATTGCAACTACCTCAGGCACATCAATTACCTTTGGGAGTATTCCAGCTGGTGTAGATATGATTGTAATGAACTTTTTTGGAGTTTCTCAGGGAAGTAATTCTCAAACAATTCGCATCCAGATCGGAGATGGAGGCGGCATAGAAACGAGCGGTTACCTTAATACCGCTGCAAAAATTGCTGACCAAGCTATTGAGAGTGCGACAATAAGAAATACTGCTGGTTTTTCTGTAGGTACAGTAAATTGGGATGCGGCTAATATACTTCATGGGTCTGTATGGTTTACACTACAAGATGCTGCTGCGTTTACATGGTGCTTTCACGGTATGCTTAATGAATCTGATGATGATGGAATATATTTAGGCTCTGGTAGTAAAGCACTAAGTGCTGAATTAACTCAAATTAAATTTTCTACTGCGGCAGGAGCAACATTTGATGCCGGCGCAGTCAACATAATGTTTATTTAGGAAATAAAATGAAAGATTGGATAGCAGTAGTTTCCTCAGCAAATAATAAAATTGTTAAGTATCAAGATTTTGATACTGAAGACGAGGCCAAAGCTCACATTAAAACTCATGGCGGATTTGTGGATGAAAGTCCAAGTGACCTTGCCGAGTATTGGACAGTTGATGCTAAAAAGAAAACTCTTACAGCTGACAACTCATCACTGGCTTCAGATATTCTTGCAGATAAATGGTTATCTATTAGAACTAAACGAGACAAGTTAATGGCTGAGTCAGATTACATGGGTAACTCTGATGTTACAATGAGTGATGCTTGGAAAACGTATCGTCAAGCTCTCAGAGATTTGCCTGCGTCTGAATCTGACCCAGATGATATTACTTTTCCAGATGCACCATGACGAAAAAATGGAGACTAAATAAATGAGTTTAACAAAAATACCAATCGCACTAATGGCTGATGGAACTGATGGAAATATAATTAGTTTTGATACTTCGGGTAATCCTGTAGCAGTGGCCACTGGTACTGATGGACAAGCTCTTACTTCTGGTGGTGCTGGTGCTGCACCCACTTTTGAGGATTCTGCGGGGGTATCACAAGCTAGTCTCCAAGCAACAACTTCTGGTAATTCTTTTACTTTTACTGGAATACCTGCTGGTACAAAAAGGGTTTACTTAGTCTTTAGAAATGTCTCGATGACAGACACGACAGCTACAATTAAAATTGAGCTTGGCGATGCTGGCGGCATAGAAACGAGCGGCTACGTCAGTGGTGGTAAATACCTCGAAGGTACGGCGATTGCTGGACAGGTCAACGCAACTAATGGATTTGTTATTAGGGAACAATTTGGTGCATCTAATTCTTTAAACGGTTTCTGCGAGTTTGTTTTAGCTGATGCAGGGACATTTTCATGGGTAATGAATGGTCAAAATCATCATGTTGGGACAGGCCACGGCCTTACTGCTGGTGGCAAGTCGCTATCTGCGGAACTAACACAACTTAAAGTTAGCGGTTTTACAGGTGATGCTGGTTATTTAAATGTACTTTTTGGTTAGGAAAATAAGATGAAAGAATTTACAGCTGTAGTATCTCATACTGATGGATTAATTACTAAGTTTCAAGATTTTGATACTGAAGATGAAGCTAAAGCTCATGTTGCAACTCATGGAGGCAAAGTTGTTGCAGATTTAGATGAAGACCTTGCATATTGGGATGTCAGTAGTGACGCAGCTAAAGATACAGACCAACTAGCAGCAGATATTTTGGCTGGTAAGTGGGCAGCAATTAGGACACAACGTGATGTGTTAATGGCGCAGTCAGATTGGACTGTGGCTACTGATACTCCTTTAAGCGATAGTGTAAAAGCAAAATGGGTTAAATATCGAAAAGCTCTAAGAGATTTACCAGCATCTGAATCTGACCCAGATGATATTACTTGGCCAGACGCACCATGACAAAATTGGAGAATAATTAAATGCCATATTTCGGAAGAGCCCCAGCTGCAATTGGTACAATTGCAAATGTAATTGAAGGGGATTTAAAAGTCAAAGGAACTATCTCTGGTGAATCAATCAATGATAAATTTGCATTTGACACTGCTGCTGATCTAGATGACCACTTTGTTATTGAAGATGGTGGAACAGATGGTTCTGCAACAAATGCTGGTGATAACTTACTTTTAGAAGATACGACTGAAGGTTTGGCAGAGAGTGTAGAACTTAGTGCTATAACTGATCGTGCCGGCACATCAGGACAATTGCTTACCTCTGCTGGTGCTTTTTCTTCACCTACATTTACAACTTTATCAGTCGCTCCTTGGACTTACGGAACACAAATAGTAGATTCAAGTAATAATTCAGAAGAATTTACAGGTATCCCAAGCACGGCAACAGATATTGATTTGTTTTTTAATCTAATGAGTTTTACAGGAACCGTTTCTGCTACCGTGGTTATAGGCGATGGTGGAGGCTACGAAACGAGTGCTTATTCTGGAGATAGTTTTGCTCATGAAGGAGGTAATCTAAATCAAGTTACTCACCCAACAACTTCTTTTACTTTTCGCACTGCTAATGGTGAATCAAATGCGTTTAATGGAGTAATTAGAGTGAGAAGAATGGACACTGCTGGATTTGTTTATATGACAAGACATCAACTGGTCATTAATGGTTCTATAACAACTAGTATTCAAGGTAGTGGTAGTAAAACTCTTTCAGCAGCATTAGATAGAATTAAAATTAGTGGTGGTACTTTTGATACAAACAGTACTTTTCAAGTAAGATACCGATAGGAAAGATTAACATGAAAAAATATACAGCTGTAGTATCACATAGTGATGGATTAATTACTAAGTATTTAGATTTTGATTCTGAGGATGAGGCTAATGCTCATGTCGCTACTCATGGAGGCAAAGTTGTTGCAGATTTAGATGAAGATGTTCTGTATTGGGATGTGAGTGGAGATACTGCAACAAAAGACACAGACCAAGTAGCAGCAGATATTCTGGCTGTTAAATGGGTAGATATTAGAAGTAGGCGTGATGGGTTAATGGCTGAGTCAGATTACATGGCTATGCCAGACAGCCCTGCTATCTCAGATGCTTGGAAAACTTATAGAGCTGCTCTCAGAGATTTGCCTGCGTCTGAGTCTGACCCAGATGATA